ACCCTGATGCATCGTCTTCGCAAAAAAACTTAAACGATTTCATTTTGCATACTTTTTCTTAATCTTATCGTATGTGACACCAGAATCGATTGCCTTCTTGACCATTGCTTTTGCTTTGCCTTGGTCAACCTTATACTTCTTCATCACCATCTGAACCGCTTGGTTCATGTTCTGTGACTTAGCAATAGTGGTGAGAATATCCTTGATGTCCTGAATGGATGCTTCGTCAAGTGTTTCTTCACCAATCTTAACACCGGAATACTTACCCTTTCTGATGTCTTGAAAGGTCTTCACTGCTTTCTTCCTGTCTTTCTCTTTTGACGCATCAGATTGCTTTCGTGTAGTCTTGGTTCTCAGGATGGATGCTTCGTCAACTGACTCTTTGAACACATAGAAGACTCTACCAACTTGCTTAACACGTCCGCCCATTTCACGAGCAAACTTATCTGCTTGTTTACGATTCGCAAATGTCTTGTCGTATGCATCAGCACCACGAACTTTTGCTTCGTCAACTTCTTCTTTTTTATATTGATCAAGATAAGCAATAGCACCCTTCCTCAATTCTTTTTCCGATTTATTTTTGTTTGCAGGGTACTTTTTCATAATCGAAATAGTCTTTTTAATATCGTCTTCACGAGATCTTTCATCAAGTTCTACTTCTTCTTGTTTGTTCTTCCAAGCAGTGGCAGACATCGAGGTGCCTTTGGGATAGTCTTTGGTAGTCAAAGCACGTTGTTTGCTCATCTTTTTCTGAGAATCTTTGAACTTCTGAGCAGACATCGAGGTTCCCTTGGGATAATCACTGGTTTTAAGTGCCTCTTCTACTTTTTCTCTAAACATGCCTTTTCGTTTAGCATCACCAATCTTTTTCGCCAGTTGGTCACGATTCATTCGTCTATATTTTGACATACTCATCATAATATCGATGATTGCACTGTCCCTCTTGCCCTTTGCCTTTAACTCTTTGTAATCGGACACTATGCTTTCATCGACCTGCTCGACTTCCTCTTTGATGCTGTACGAATTGATGGTTGCGCCCATATCGCCCAATGCAAGGGTTGCGTCCTCTCCATTTCGACTATAAAGATGGAACTTCATTCCACCGGGTTTCTGAGGATCAACCATGTTGATCTTATCAACGTTGTACTTTGCACTGCGTGATTTACCCTTTACCATAAAAGTACGTTTATTGCTACGACTAACAGATGAACCATAATCAATTGTGATCATGGAACCTTTCTTCAACTTGTCAAAGTCTTTACGAGATACCTTAACCGCTTCGGTTATCTGCTTGTTTTCTCTTAGGTCAAAAAACGATTTCATTACATGCGATCTCTTACGTTACTAAAAGACTTGTTCTGTGAAGCAGACTTTTGTGCTTTCTGCTTTCGCTTTGCGGCAAGACGATCACGTGCTGCTTTGGCATCAGCATTAGAAATGCGAAAACCACCAGTATCGTGTTTCTCTTTATCCTTTGACATTGCACCTTCGCGCATTTCTCTAAATGTTTTCATCTCTGGTAGTCCTTTATGTTTAGTTGACGCAAAATCCTTAACATCTTTCTTTTTCATGCTCTTTGCTGCTTTCGCAACTTCTGGTGACGGTGCTTTCATATCGCCTTTCTGTACCGCTCGCACCATACCCATGAATCTTTGTTGACTCTTAGAAACAGACTTTTCAATCACAACCCGAAAACCGGATCTAGAATTGGGATCTCTTTCCAATCGTACCTTTTTACCCATTGCTTGAAGATACCCCATTACTTTCTTTTCCGAAGACTTTTCAATGGTTCCAACAGCAATAGTCTTTGCTAGGTTTTTAAACTTCCCCATGGGGACTTTTACTGTTGCTTCTTTAAATGATTTCATAGTATTTATTTATAATTTTTCTTGTGTTTAGTATAACCCTTCTTCGCTTCCTTCTTCTTATCTGGTTCTACTTTTGCCTTGTTGAATTTATGAGCAAACTTGGCAACGGGGTTTTTAGTAGATTCTTTTTTTGCAGTGGGGTCAGTTTTTATATTTTTTGCTCGCGCACGAGCAATACGAGCACGATCTAACATTTGATCGTACTTGCGTTTATCTACTTCTTTTTCTCTGTTAATTTTGTCTTTTACTGCTTTAACAGGGTCTACGTTTTCACGTTCCATCTTTTTGTGATGACGTTCAGCATGCTTAGTTGCTTCTGGTGTTCCCCATTCAGGTTGATCTTTATACCAGCGATCCGTACTCTTTTCAGATTTTTCGTGGATTATTCCTTCCAACCATTGACGAGTGATTCTTCCTTCATCTAATGCTACAATAACATAATTGGAACCCAAGCGGTAGATGTATCCGCTCTTATCTGATTCTAATACAGTAACTCGATCACCGGGTTCGAAAAGTTCTCCATTAATGTATTTTTCACGTGCCTCACTAACAGTTCCTAAGTCAACGTGTTGCTTAAACGATTTTGCTTCTTTCAGTCCCATGCCTACTCGAATATCGTTAAAAAGTTTGCGAGCATCGTTATTAGACATTTTCTGAGGAACACCTTGTGAAAATGTTGTGAAATCATTATTGGCAGCATTCTGGCGTTGTTTGCTGGCACTCATCCCTTCGACACCTTCGGCATCAGGATCACGCGCACCAGCGGAGACAATAGAGATCTTCTCGAAGTTATAGAACCCATGTCTGCCTTTGACACCGTTGTACTTGTTGAGCAGAGTCTCGAACTCAGTGATACGATCAGCACCCACTACCATAGTGACGCGCTTATATCCCTGTTCGAAAAGACCCGTTGCTGCATCGAAAACAGTCTTAACGTTCTTGCTGATTAGAATATTACGAGCATGTTTTGGAAACATTTTTCGAGCATGCTTCACCTTTTTCTCGTAGGTCAGTGGGTTCTTCTTCGGATCTGAAGACTGGGACAGGTACACCTTGTAAGGGTTACGTCCTGCTTTTCGGGACAGAACATCCATCAACTTACCGTGTCCGATAGTTGGTGGGTTCATGCGTCCAAATGTAAAAAATATCTCGCGTTCTTCCTCAACGAGATACTGTTTAAACGAAGGTATCATGCTGATCTTCTTTCTTTCTCTTTCTTACGAATATCGGGCATAAGTTTACGGGCAATCTTCGAAAGTCTGCCTTTCATCTTATCTAATTTCTTTTCTATTTCTTGCCGACGAGCAAAAGGCAATTCGTCCTTCGACTTTCCTTTTGCGTATTTTTTGAAGAGAACTCCGCGAGCAGCACGATTTGCTCGTTTCTGAAGACGCTCTGTGTTTGCCATTCTTTTCGCAGAACGTCTACGACCCATGGCAATCTTTGCTTTATTCTTTTTCATCGCACGTGATTTAGCACGTCTTTGCTGAAAGTCGAGTGCTTCATCGGTGACTTCCTCACCGATACGACCACGATGTCTTTTGTGTGCGGCATAGTTCACAAGTTCGGGCATTCCCGGTTTGTACTCTACCGTCATGAAGTCTTTAAACGACAACATTTTTAACTCCTACTAGGTTTATCCCATCCCTTCAAAATATCAGGTGAAAAGTTGTTGTATGAAAATTCCATACGATCAACAAGTTTCACAGCGTCACCACCAAGTCTGTCAATTGCAACGTATCCTTCTGCTCCCGTTACTTTAAACCCTTTTTTGGTTTTCACGAAAGAATCGATACTTTGCAATCGATTAAGTTTATTTATAAGTTTTAATTTCGCAACTACGATTAATTTTTGTAATCGAAACATTTCTATTAGATTCACTTTATTCTTAAGCGAGAAAAACGAAAGGAGTTGGTTTCGCTTATCTCGTTGGGTTGCTTTTCCTGCAGCAGTTTTGCGTTTTGCTATTTCTTTGCCGTACTTTCCGTGGATCCATCGAATGAGTTTTTCAGTGTGTGCGACTTCATTTCCGATGACCTGTCCTTTTCTGACAAAGGTGTTGTTGTAGGTTTCAATGTGTTGGGCGAGTTCAGAATTTGACTCCAGTTGTCGTAACGTGCTACCTGAGATGCGATTAAAGAGTTTTCCAATTTCCGTAAGAGTTTCATTAACATCTTCTGTTTCCCTTTTTGTCATAGTAGCATTAGTCACATCTCGTAAAAATGCGTCTTGCGACCACACATTGTTTGATTTGTTAAGTCCGGCAACATTGACTCCATATGATGCTCGCATGGTTTCGAACGTGCTGCCTGTATATGTAGTGTGCCATACGATACCGATCTTGGCACGTTTGACAGGTGCTGCCTGTTCTTCGGGCACTGCGTAGACGATTGTGTTAGGGTGAAAGGTTGTGTATTTTTTACCATCAATGGTTTCACTGGATAGATCCCCACGACCAAACAAAAAGTCGCCCTGAATAACCCCTTTGATACCCAAAGCAGGTAGGTACTTCAGAGCGTCTTTAAGTTTGGAAGAAAGATCACCAGACGTGTCTGCGTCGATCTCTGCGGGGGTCTTATAGACCTTGGGATTTTTGTTGAAGATTCCCTTCTTAGCAACAAAGAACTGCCCGTCCCTTGGATCAGTCCCAGCAAAGATTGCTGGTGCTCCATCCCATTTGACTGATACTTTACCATCTTTTTTTCCAGCAAGCATGTCTCGCATATCTCGCAAGGCAAAGATTGCTTGGCGAGTACCATTAACACCACCATACAGCACCTTGTCCTCGATGTGAGTCATGTGCGTATTCTTTTGTTCTGTTAATGTGTCTGCGAATGATAACATTTTTAAAACTCAAAAGTATGTCATACTATTTATACGATTACGATATTTTTACGAAGTAACTCGACTGGTCTGCGTTAGATTGCGCATATCGAAACATTTTAGTTGTGAATTCATTTTTCTCTTTTACACTACCGTCTTCCAAAACGTCAAGAAAATTCATACAAAGTTTTTTACTGTTCTTCCAGTTGTATGTTGCTGCTTTGACTCTAGCAACAAAATCTCCTTCGGACAACAAATCTACACTAGGCATAGATTTGGCGTTGTGTTTTTTATATTGCTTATATAAATCTTTTTCAAAAGTACCTTGCCTTTCCATTGACTTAATGAGAGAAAGGTAGGATTTCTCGTTGTCATAAGGTCCGTAAATTCCTTTTCCAAACACTTCTTGACAATAAAACTCTACGTTACCACCACCGATCTTACCCCCGGCAGCTTCGCCTCCTTTGATCTCTCCCTGCCATGACGTTTCGCCACCAAAGGTTCGGAACTGAACCTGTCCTTCACTGGTGGTGAGATAGATGTCTTGGGAACTAAAGAAGTCTCCTGTCCTACCGTAGGTAAAATACGTAAGAGTGTATTTCTGTTTCCGTTCAGTCAGTTTAGGTGCGTTGTATTCAGTATAGGTTGCTTGGGTTGCCTTGGCACCAACTTTCTTGAGAGATATTCCAAGCAGTTCTCCAGACTGAGCGAGTCGATAAACTTCGGCGTTGAGTTCTCCCCAACTGGAGGTGAAATTTTCGAGAGGTTTCTCATTTTTGTCGAAAGTAGATGCCCAAATGTCACCGGGGTTCCACTTGTCTTCGGAGAAAGATCCGGGTGCTTGAGGTTTTTCCTGCTTTCGATCAAGTTTCTGCACCGTTTTCTTGGCGGCATAAACGTTGTTCATAAACTTAGACCCACGGTGAAAGTAAACCTTACCGTTCTTGGTCATCTTGCGTCCGTATTGTTCCCAGAGTTTGTTGGCGGTTTTCAGATATACATCTGTTTCGATCCAAATTTTTGGTCCGTTCTTTAAACCGTCTGCTAAGCTAACCGTAGCATCTACCCAATCAGTAGCACTTTCTAATTCTTTGTCTGAGATAGACTTGACTTTCTTTTTTGCAACGTTGAATACGTATGAGCAGTAATAGCACTGAAGAGATTCTGTGTACTTGGTGTCTTCTGCACCACCACCTGAACCAGAACCACCACCAAAATCTTTGTCCTTAAAGATCTTAGTCAGTGGAACAGTTTCTACACCTTTTTTGGTTTTATAGGTGAAGAGTTTAGTTTTCTTGTCGTAAGCGACACCTTCAACCTCCTCTCCGTTTTTTGTTTTTCCCAGAACAAACTTCTTACCATCACGAATTTTAAGTGCAAAAATATCCTCACGTTCGTTCCCTGCATAGGGTCCAGAACTTGCGGATTTTAAGATCTCTCTGTTAGATAGTGCGCCCATATTAGTATTTAGGGTAGTCTGCGGGATCCTCTTGTTTTAGTGATTCTATTCTGTCAATAATATCTTGCTTCTGTTTGTCAGTATAATACGCCCAGTCTTCAATTTCAATAAGCATTCTTTTGCATCCGATGCAAAACTGATTCCAAGTAGGATCAAGGACGCAGACTCCGATGCAAGGTGAACGTACTGTCATGCACTAATTCCGTTTTGTAAAAACACAAAATTCAATGTGATTCTTTCGTCAACGTTAGAATAAAAGTCGTGTAGATGGTGTGCCTTATTATAAAAACCAACGGCACGATTCTGTTTCCATTCTATTTCTCTCACAAATTTTTCACCGTCATAGATTCTTGTCCCACAACTACCGTACTCTGGTTCCAAGTATAACACAAGAGAAAAGAATTTGGAAGGGGTGTCTTTGTGGACCTCCCACTCAAAGTTTTTGCCTAATGACTGATACTCAACAAAAACTTTTTTATTATGCAGATCAGCAAACTCATCGTATGTGTTGAGATTCTGTTTAACTTTGTTTGATAATAACTGTCGCAGTTCAGGAAACGTGTGTTCCGCAGGGGAATCTTCATACGAAAATGCTTTACCGATGGGAACACGACAACGTTCACCTTCGGTAGTGCACTTAGGGAAAAAATATAAGATGTCTTTGAAGAGTGCTAAATCTCTAGCACCAAAAAAATCGTCGAAGACATAGTACTCCCACGGTTCTACAAACTTTTCCATTCAACGCTCCATCGCCACCTTAAGAAGGTGAAACTAATACAGCGATAATAATCTTCCCTAGCATACAACAATGCAGGAGTCAGCATAATTTCACCATACTGGTGATACATATCATCAAAATCAAACTTCATTTTCATCGTCCTTTACAATGACCTCAAAATCTGGCATTTCTTCGAACGCTACTTTCATAGAATTCAAAACGTCTCTTGCTCCTGCTTCTCTGCCCATATACCAAGCAATGGCAGTGGGCAGAAGAATCAAAAGAGTTATTTCTAAGGGACTAAAAAGCATCGTGATCTAATCTTTCATGGTTACCATTATTTAGGTCCATGGTAGCAAAAATCTGTCGAAACAAAGTACCTTCACGGTAGATTTCAGCAATAGGATAACCTTCTGTGGTTCGACCCATATCAACAAAGCACTTTTTTCCAAGAGATTCCTCACACGAAGCAATCGCTACGGAATCTCGTCGAATCTCATCCCAGATCGTCAAAAGATCACCGTCTGCGGGATGCACTGAGACTGAGATATCATCAGGACAAGCAACACGATCAACAACAACTAAACCTTCTTTAGGCATTTACAACTCCTTCTCCATTACAAGTGGGACAAACAACTTGGGTGGGTTGGTCCTCTGCAGTCGTTAGCAATTTACGTCCCGCGCCACCCATGTCGTATGCGAGGAAGGTCATATGTCCAAATCGAACTTTATCACCTTCGTTTACCTCATCGTTGGGATCAATACCCAACTCTTTTATTTTAGCAAGAATTTGGTCTTCAGTCAAATAATGTAAACAATTATTTGCGATTACTTCTATCTTCTTCATCGGTTCCTTTTAGATAAGTTACTCTGTGACCATCTCGTATATGTCCACCTTCAAGACACTTACCACATTGAGATCCAACCTTTTCTAATAGAAAGTGGTTGTCGTCAAGCATCTTTTCAGTGATAGCATTGCACACACAAACGTACACTTAGTGGACCACATCCATGTTAGGAACCTTTGCTAATTTTAGAACGTTATCAACGTACCAATCAAAGAACGTAGCAGGACCCCAAGTATCGGCAGCACCCGTATCGAAATACGCATCGTGAATTGCCAATCCAACTTTGTCTGCGACATCGTCGCGTCCATCTTGGGTCAGGTACCAACCATCCGGTAAGGTGTGGTCAGCAAGAGCACCAAGGTCAAGGTTGTTCATATCCAACAACGGTTGAACAAAGTAGTCAAAAAAATCATTACCATCCATTATAAAATCTCCTCATTATCAATTTCTCGTGCTTCTTCTAAGATCTCAACTGCCTGTTCGACGGTGAAACCTTCCTCAGTCAATCGCTGAACAAACTCAAAGTTAGCGGGAAAGCCGGGATAACCTGCATCACCATACTCTTGAACAATCTTACCAATTTCGTAGTTTAGAATTTCCATTACGCTGCCTCCAGTATATCACGAACACGTTCACGGTCAACAGAGTCCCCATCGCCCCACTCGAAGAAGTTTTGAGGGTCACTGCACATCTTGATATAGTCCACGATGGCAACTTCGACTTTCTCAACGTTCAACCCTGCAATCGGATAGAGACCATCATAACCATAGAAAGACAATACATAGTTCCGGAACTCCCGAAATGCGGGATTCTTACGC